TGAAGAAGGTCCTGCAAAGTGTTTCTCTTGTAAAGCTGCCTATGATTACAAGAAAGAGTATGCTAAAAAACATGGTACAGCAGAAGTAACTTATGTTACAGATAGCTACCGTAGAAGTCATTATAAGCAGGAGATTAATCTTGACGACATTCTTATTTTGCCTACTCGTGGTATTTCCGATCGTCTTATTACTAAGAAAGTAGCTGAATTCTTCAATGTCAAAGTAAGCTATAATGAGACAGGGGACATTGATCGTTATTATTTTCCTATTGCAAATTTAGAAGGGAATGTAACAACAGGCTATAAAACTAAGAATCCTAAAGATAAGTCTGATCAGTACTGTATAGGAGAGGTCAAAAATCTCTTTGGTATCGAACACTTTATGAATGGTGGTAAGCGTATCGTTATTACAGAAGGTGAAGAAGATGCTATGGCAGTAGCACAAACTTCTCTACAGAAGTATGACGCTATCTATCCTGTAGTTTCTATGGGTGGTGTTAGTCAGCTAACTTACTTGCTAAGTAATCGAGATACTCTCCGTAAGTTTGAAGAGATCGTTATTTGGTTTGATGCTGATGAGCAGGGTCAAAAGGCTTCTAAAGAAGCTGCAAAGATACTTGGTGCTGACAAAGTAAAAATTGTCAAATCAAATGAAAAAGATGCTTGTGATACTCTTAAAAATCATGGGCTAGTAGATGGAACTAAAAAAGCTTGGTCTTACATTTGGGATGCTAAAGCTTATAGTCCTTCTGGTATCCTTCCAGGAGAAGAGACTTGGGAACGTTATAATGAGTTTAAAAACTTAGAGTTTGTTCCTTGGCCACCCTTCTTAAATCGATTAAACGAGTTAACTCATGGTCGTGCTCTTAGCACTATCACTATGATTGCTGCAGGTACTTCTATTGGTAAGTCTACAATGCTACGAGAAGATATCTTTCATCTTCTTAAAACAACAACAGAAAAAATCGGCTGTATCTTCCTTGAAGAAGATGTAGGCGAAACTGTTGGTGGTATTATGGGGTTGTATCTAAACAAACGACTAGGTTTGCCAGGAGTAGAAACAACTGAAGAGGAAGAACGTAAAGCTTGGGAAGCTACTGTTGGTCAGCCTAATCGTGTTATCCTTCTTGATCACCAGGGTTCTGTTTCCGATAACGGGCTTATAGATAAAATTGAGTACATGGCATTGAATGGTTGTAAGTATGTCTATCTAGATCATATCACAATCGCAGTCTCAGATACAGAGGATGGAAATGTTAATCAAGCTATCGACAGGTTCATGTCCGATTTACTTAAAATCGTCAAAAGGCATAACATCTGGATTGGAGTTGTATCACATCTTAGAAAAGTTAGGTCGGGGGAAGACTCATTTGAGTCTGGTGCTCCGATTAGCGAAGACGACCTTAAAGGCTCTGGATCGCTTAAGCAAATCTCTTTCCAAACGATTGCAATTTCAAGAAACAAATTGGCTGAAAACGAAGTGGTTCGTAATCGTAGTCAAATCTACTTACTCAAAGATAGGAAAACTGGCAATACAGGTCCTGCAGGTGCGTATAGATTTAACTCAGCTACAGGTCGTCTCGAAGAAGTTGAAAAGAAAGATGAAGATGAGTTTGAAATAATTCATACAGAGGAAAAACCTAATGCTTAAACTAGAACGATTACAAGTATTTGACATCGAAGAAACTGTAAGTTTAGCTGAAGAGTTTAATAAAGTCTATGGAGTTTCTGATAAATTCAATCGAAAAAAGATGAGAGCTATTTTAGAAGCTTCTTTAATTTATGATAAGACTTACTATACTTCTGTTCTTAAAGAAGAAACAAAAGTAGTAGGTCTGTTTGTAGGGCTATGTACAGAAGGTTTATTCTTTGACGAACGTATTGCCTCTGAGCTAGGCTGGTATGTTCAAGAAAAGCATAGAGGGCTTTGTAGTATTAAGATGCTAAAAAACTTTGAGACTTGGGCTAAAACAGAAGCAAAAGCAGACTACATTTCAATGATGTACACAAGTAAGATGTCAGACTTAAGTAGGCTATACAAAGGACTAGGCTATGAACAAGCAGAATACACATACAGTAAAAAACTGTAATTGGGATTTCTATTGTCTTGCAGGACCACTAGGTGATAGCTTTTATCAATGTAGAGTCTGTAAACATAAAGTCTTAGTTAAAAGTTATGAGTTAGTTCCAACATTATCAACCCAGAATGAGTGTTTTAAAAATGATGAATAAGCAACAGTACTACCTCCTAAAGCTAGCAGAAGAAGCAGCAGAGTTAGCTCAAGTAGCTATTAAGTGTGCTCAATTTGGATTTGACGAAGTCCATCCTAATACACTAGAGAAGAACTACGAAGCTCTTATCAAGGAGTGGAATGATGTTCTTGCTTGTGCTATCCTAGTAGAAGGAGAAGATGATCGTTTTCAATATGATAGCAATGTAGATCTACTAGATATGAAATATACTAAAATCGAAAAGTATCGTAAAATCTCTGTAGGGAACGGTATGAGCCATGATTAATTTTAAGAGATTACCTCTTAGCTATAAAGCAGAAACAACTAATAATAAGAAACTAAGAGGGCACTATGGGACTATTCGAAACACAGGTCAGCAGGAAACCTAATAACTATCCTGAAACACAACAATTTATTGATGCAATGTGGGCTGGCTTTTGGACTAGTAATGAGTTCTCATTTAAATCCGATTATGCTCAATTTAAAACAGTTTTAACAGAACAAGAAAAAGAGGTAGTTGTTCGTACGCTATCAGCTATTGGCCAAATTGAAGTAGCTGTAAAGACCTTCTGGGCTAAGTTAGGTGACCATCTACCTCACCCCTCTATCAAAGACTTAGGTTATGTTATGGCTAATTCTGAAGTTATTCATAATATTGCTTATGAGAAACTGCTAACCGTTCTTGGGCTAGAAGGTGCTTTTGAAGAGAACTTAAAGAAAGACGTAGTTGCTAACCGTGTTAAGTACTTGCAAAAGTATTTAGAAAAGAAGTACAAAGATGATCGTAAACAGTATGTTTATGCTATTTGTTTGTTTACCTTGTTTGTTGAGAATGTATCGCTGTTTAGTCAATTCTATACAATGATGCACTTTAATCGTTTTGATAATGTTCTAAAAGATGTAGCTCAACAAATTCAATACACACGCAATGAAGAGATGCTTCATGCTCAAGTGGGTATCTATCTTATTAACAAGTTGAAAGAAGAGTATCCAGACCTATTCGACGAAGAACTAAAAGAAAAAATTGTACAAGAATGTCAAGCTGCCTTTGAAGCTGAATCAAAAGTTATTGACTGGATTCTACAAGGTTATACTAGTAAACACTTATCACAAGACATACTAAAGGCTTATATCAAACGTAGGATCAACGATTCTATGGATCAAATTGGTTTTCCTAAATTAGAAGAAACAGCACAGGAAAAAGAATTGTTAAAACAAACACTTTGGATGGAAGAAGAAACACTTGGTTCTAATATGACTGACTTCTTCCATAAACGTCCAGTAGAATATGCTAAAAATAATAAAAGTTTTGATCTAGGAGATATTTTTAAATGAGTCAACCTTGGTACTGGGTAACTAAAGACACAGAAGACTTTATGTCTAAAGGAGGTAGTTATCTTCGTGATGGAGAAACTGTTCAAGGACGTGTAGCAGATATTTCTAATCGCTTTGCTGCTATTCTAATGAAAATGGGAAGTAATTCTGATTTAGCTCAAGAGAAAGAAGATAAGTTTTACGACTACATGTCTAAAGGTTACTACAGTCTAGCGAGTCCTGTATGGTCTAACTTTGGTCGTGAAGGTTTACCAATTAGTTGTAACAATGTTTATGTACCAGACGACATCGGTGGTATTCTTCAAAAAGCAGCAGAAGTAGGGATGCAAACAAAACATGGAGCGGGAACCAGTGCTTATCTTGGCCACATTCGTCCTCGTGGCACTCCTATTAAGTCTGGTGGTACCGCTGATGGTCCGACTCATTTTGTAGAGATGTTTCAAACCAACACGAGTGTTATTAGTCAAGGAACTACTCGTCGAGGTGCTGTAGCAGTATACAACGATGTTGAGCATCTAGATATCCTAGAATGGTTATCAATGCGAGAAGAAGGTTCTCCAATTCAAGACGTTAGCGTAGGCGTTTGTATCACAGATGCTTGGATGGAAGACATGTTGGCTGGTAATGAGGATAAACGTAGAGTATGGATGTCTATTATCCGTAAGCGCTATGAATCAGGTTATCCTTATATCTTCTGGACAGATACTGTAAATAACTCAGCCCCAGATGTCTATAAAGATCTAGGGCGTCGTATTTATTCAAGTAATCTTTGTTCAGAGATTGCTCTATCTAGTACAGAAGATGAGTCTTTCGTTTGTGATTTATCTTCAATGAACATGGCTCGTTGGGACGACTGGAAAGATACAGATGCAGTAGAAGTACTTGCTTTCTTCCTTGATACCGTTATGGAAGAGTACATCGAAAAAACTGCAGGTATTAAGTTTATGGAAGCGGCTCGTAATTTTGCTATTAAGCAACGTGCTCTTGGCATCGGTACACTAGGATATCATAGCCTTCTACAGTCTAAAATGCTTCCTTTTGAATCAAGAGAAGCAAGAGAACTTAATGAGTCTATTCATAAGTTCATTCAAGAAAAGAGTTTAGAAGCTTCGCAAGCAATGGCACGACTATTCGGTGAACCTGAGTTACTGAAAGGTTATGGTCGTCGTAATGTTACTCTTATGGCAATTGCTCCTACCACTAGTTCTAGCTTTATTCTGGGGGCTGTTAGCCCTAGCATTGAGCCTTTGGCTAGTAACTATTTTACTAAAGATCTTGCTAAAGGAAAATACACTTACAAAAACCCTTACCTCGAAAAAGTCTTGCAAGGACACAATCAGTCTACTGAAGAAGTCTGGCGCTCGATTTTAATTCGTGGAGGTTCTGTACAGCATCTTGAGTTCTTATCAAAGCATGAGAAAGAAGTATTTAAAACCTTTGGTGAGATTTCTCAGTTAGAAATTATAGTTCAAGCTGCAGATCGTCAAGCATTTATTGATCAATCTCAGTCTTTGAATATTACAGTTCACCCAAGTACCCCTGCTGGTGATGTTCATGAGCTTCTAGTAACTGCTTGGCGTATTGGAATTAAGACTATGTACTACCAACGGTCAACTAATCCTGCTCAAGAGTTGGTTCGTAACTTACTCACATGTTCAGCATGCGAAGCTTAAATTGGGAGGAGTATTTCTATTATAAAGAGGGTAATCTTTTTTGGAGAATAACCCTAAATAATAGAGCTAAAAAGGATAAACAAGCAGGGCATAAACATAACTCAGGTTATATACATGTTCAAGTGAACAAGAAGAGTTACAAAGTTCATAGGATAGTGTACGAAATGCACTTTGGGGTTATCTCTGAAAATTTTATTGTAGACCATAAAGATGGAGACAAAAGTAACAATACTATTGAGAATCTAAGACTGGCTACTCCTTCTCAAAACTTGTTTAATAGTCTAGCAACTAGTAGAAATAAAACAGGTTTCAAAGGAGTAAGATACTCTAATACTTATGGTGGTTACTATGCTCAAATAATGCTAAATGGTAAACAAAAACACTTAGGAGTATACTCTAGCGCAGAGTTAGCTTCTGAAGCATACAACAAAGCTGCTAAGGATCTTCAAGGAGAGTTTAATGTACTATATCGTAACTCGAAATGAACCACGGTGTGTATACTGTGAAATGGCAAAGAACCTTGCTAACAAAGCAGGTTTAGAGTATACAATCGTTCCTATAGAAACAATGTTAGACTTTATGAAAGATAATGGATTAAAAACAATCCCTCTTGTATTCAAAGATCAGATCTCAATGAGCCACTATATCGGTGGACACACTGAGTTTCAAAAACACGTCTACTCTAACTAAATAACTGCCCAGTCAAAAGCTGGGCTTTTTACTTAAACAAGCTAAGAGGTAAAAAATGGATATCCAAACACTACTCGTAAAACATGCAGCTGGTGGTTTTGAATGTGCTTTTCAGAACTCACGTGGTTCAGCAAGCTGCATGACAGGGTATATTGTACATGATACAGATCCTGAACAAGGCTACGTTAAGTCTAAGTTAGTACATGGTGCTTGTCATGCCGATGTAAATACATCTATTAACCGTG